GAGTGTAGCCAACTACAAATAAAACATTATCAGGATCATTATCAGGTCTAGGCTGAAATAAAGCTGTTGCGTCTATAACATTTTTTGCAGGTGTTAATTGTGGGTGTTTAGGATCATACTCTTCAGGCTCAACACGCAAATTATCCCAAGTCGTTTTAAGGTTTTTATATTTAACCTTAAAGCCACTTATGTCGCTCATCGCATTTGATTTTTTACCTCTTGCGTATCTTGCCATTTCCTATCCTAAGTTCATCCCTGTTGGGTGTATTCTTAAACTTACTCCATCATTATCAGCCGAAGCTGCTAAATCAAACGATTTCTGATAAACATCTTCTAAAAGTTGAAATTTATCAGGTGCATATTTTAAAGCTAATTTACTTGCTAAACCTGCACATATACAATCAGACCACCGATATGGAACATCAGCATCTTGATTTGCAGCTGTTACATCTTCTAATTGGTTTACCGCCCAATAACTTAAACTGTAAGTCGTAACGTCAGGTATTTGCCAAACGTAAACTTGAGGAGTGTATTGTTTGTTTATCATGTATTGGCTTGGCTTCCCTGAACTTGTTTTATTTGGAATTTGATTATAATCTGTAATAGATATTCTATCTATCACCTGATCTGCCGTATCAGTTCCTGCGCTATCTTTTACAACAACATCGATAATATCTACAGTTCCAACAGGTAAAGTATATGGAGTTGTTTGATCTTTAACTAAAGTTATACTTGCGTTTGTAACAGTCCAATAATTTATACCGCGATTAGACCATTCAGAAAATAACAGATTCAAGCTCCTTCTAGCCGAAGAAGCCTGATCGCCTGTTCTCGTTTGAGGGTCTATACCACAACGCTCATAAGCCTCTGATACAATTTCCTCTACATCGGGTCTATATGCAAATGTTCCTGAAGTTGCCATATTTAATATTCTTTAATTGCTCTTATAACGATTTGATAGGCATCACCTGCCGCACCAGCTCCTGTTGTTGTGAACTTAATATCACCAGATCCACTGTCTCCGTATGAACTGCTTGTTGGTAAACCTCCAAACATTGAAAAGTCTTGGTATCCTGACTGACCCTCATCTAAATGCAAGATAATAACGTCTGTATCTGCATCAGCTAAAACCTCGACAGTCATTGCATTTATTACCCACCAACATTCAACAATTCTTATGCCAGTACATGTGTCGCCATTTGCGCTTTTAGTTAGACCAGAAACATCTATTTTAGAAACAGCACTTTCATTACCTCCATCAACATATTGATACTGAAAGGCGTAAACAACCTCACGGGTGCTTTCTGAAATTTTAGTTGTTGTTACAATATCGGCCATTATTTAATCCTTTTATAAAGTGGCAGGGGAGAACCCCTGCCTGAATTAGAACCTTTTATCATTGGTCAGCGAACGCAGGTGCAGTTGCACCTGTAACAGTTCCGAAGATTTGATAATTTGTAGAATCTTTACCAATGATTGTAACATCAAACCCAGCAGGAACATTCAATTGAATGCTGCTATTTGAGTTGCCATCAGAAAATACTGCACTTACTTCATTATCAGTATCTAAAAATGTTACTCCACCAACATAAAAATTAGTATTTCCTGGTGTGACAATTATTGCATCTGTTGCATCAGCCGCGCCACCTGCATAAACAAACCTAAAAACGGATCCAGCGATTGGTGCTGGCAATGTATAGGTATTATCTTGACCGCCATCTGGAACAAGCAAAACTCTTCCGCTGTGAGTGGCATTGGTTAAAGTCACATCACCATCTGAAAGACTTACAGGGCCATCACCAATTGTAGTGACCTCTGTAATTGTTCCAGTAGTGGCATTTTTACTTATAGTTTTAAGAGTAGTTTCAGAACGGATTGGCCCTGAAAAAGTTGTATTAGCCATTTTAATCTCCTTATCTTGGCAAACGTCAGCCGCACCATGCGACTGTTAAGGAATGAAGGAGGGTGAACCCTCCTCCACATTATTTTATTATGCTCCTTCAGAGCCGAAAACGCCACGCCAGTCAGTCCAACCGAAAGAATATCTTTCGCGGACTTTATAACGTACATTCCCAGTTTCGAAGTCACCTTCCATGCCTTTTTTCATAGGCGATCTTTGGAACATCTTTAGTCCATCTGGAACATCAGTTGTTACGAACCACGCATCTGAGTCTGTCAATCTACGCATAACGTGTGAACCTCCTGGAAGATATCCGTTATTTTTAATCGCGTTGATTGCATTATTAGCTGTGTCGTTCTGAAGGTTTGATTGTAGAATACGATCCGCAGTAAAAGTATAAGCAGTTGGAATTACCAACGTCTTACCTTGAGCTGCAATTCGAAGACCACGATCATCTTTCATATCAGCAATATTGATAAGAACAGACTCTAATGAAGTCTCAGATAAATCAGCTGCTGTACCTAACACATTAGACTGAGTACCAGCGCGAGTTGGGTGTGATGCACTTAAAAGTACAATCCCGTCACCGCCTGTGTAGCCTGCTGTTTGTGCAAAATTAAGGACATTAGCCGCTTTTAGCTCTTTAGTAGAAGCCATAGATCTGGCCAATGCCTTGGTATAGCGTGAAGCAATCGAGCCATACTGGCCATCTTCTTCAGCTTCTTCAGTAATTGCGAAAGCCAAAGCGATTGTTTCGTGCTGATAACGTGCAGTCCAACCTTGGGAAGCATCATCATAAGATATAGCTGCTCCTTCAGTTTTTGTTGGTGCTGCTCCGAATCCTTGCAGTAAAACATCTTCTTCAAATGCTTTGCTACTCGTATTGCTAGAGAAAACTCCAGTCCATTCTGGTGGATAGCTATCATACTCGAGACCGAACAAAGTGTTCAATCCTGGTTCAAGCATTTTAGCAAAACTTGCTCTATTCATAGACATTATTCAAGTCTCCTATATGCCTGCGCTGTCTTTATAGAGATGCTCGTTTATTAGCACTTCCATAACAGCATTCGCACCAAACGCATTATCTGGTGCATCGTAAAGAGCCATGATCTTACAGGTAGCTGTACCTGCTGCCATAGTTCCACTAATTTCAAACCCAGATTGACCTGTTGTGGTCGAACCTGTTCCAGCAACAACATCAGCACAATTACCAATGTTAGTCTGTGCAGGAGATCCTGCGGATTGAACTTTGAATACAGTGTGAGGGTCATCATAGATATAAAGAATTATATCTGTGGCACTTGTGCCTGAAGGCCAGTAATCACTATAAACGTATGAGCCATCACTTGCTGTGTAACTACACCCATTAAACACACCGATGTTATTAACTTCGGTTGCTGTATGCGGAGTCACAAGCCCTGTAGCAATGATAATACAAAGATCACCTTTAAAGATATTCTCTGCAAGACCAGATGCACAAGTGTACTTGTTAGTCCTTGGTGCGTTACCGCTCATGTGGCGAGTTGGGATAAACCCAAAGGCTGAATCTGCATTAGCCATATTTTCGCTCCTTTAGCGTTAAAGTTTTAATCATCCATAGCAGACAGCGGCCTGCCACGGCTCGGAGTAGACTTCCTCTCTTGAAAGATCGGTTGTCCGTTGTTTCGTCCTATCGCATCAAGCTCTCCTGCAATAGATTCATTCTGCTCATCATTCCTGTTTTCATAGTAAGCCTTTTGAGCTTCACGTTTTTCAACAGGCATTTCACAAAGCAACATGCCTTCTATTCCAATTGAACCTGCCCACTGGCCGTGATTGATAGTCGGAAACAACTTATCATCTTTAACGGAATCTGCGGGGCGTGGTTGCCATCCTTCTCGCATACGTTTGTATACATTGTCTGGCGTTTCCCTACCCTGAATCGAAGTAGCTATCCATCGTTGAACATATCCTGGACGAGCTTGCGGAGCGTCCAACAATGATGGTGGTGCCCAAGAAGTATCAGGGCGAGATTGCCCTTCACGCTTGGAATTTGTGGTTTCGCTTGCACGAACATTTCTTGACTCAGTCATAATTTAGCTCCTTTTTGCTTTTCTGATTTCAGACTCATATATTTTAAGACCTTCCTCTGTGTTTATTCCAAGCTCTCTAGCCATACTGAGTTCATCTTTCGTAACGCGAACCCTGTTGCTGTCTTTGTAATTGGGAGAGCCGCCTGTAGTTGGCGCGACGGGAGTTCTACTTTTTACTCTCGGCTTACTAGGACTTGTAGTTGATATTAAACCAGGAAATGCTTGAAGTAAACGATTATTTAATTCATCAAAATATTCCTTGGTGTTCATGTCGTGACCTTCATTCTCTAATTGAGCATCAATTAGCCTTGCAGCTTTGGTTTCTTTCTCATATCCTGGGATCTCAAACCAGCTTTCATTTTCTTTCCACCAAGCCATCGCTTGAGGGGGAGTTTGTTGCTGTTGTTGCTGAGGGACTGGTTGCTGCTGGGGTCTTTGTTGTTGCTGGGGTTGAGATCTTTTTTGATACTCTGCGACGCGAGCCATTGCAGCTAAGTCAGCCAACCTTTCATTAGCCGAGACAACTGCCTCTGTATCGCCTTCTTCAATAGCTTTGTGAAGATCAATTTTAGTTTGAGAGTAAGTCTGGGCAAAATTTTGCTGCTCAGTCTTTACAGAGTCTTGCTCTAATCTTGCAAGCCTTGCCTCTAATTGAGCATTACGCTCAACTTGGATTCTTAAATCATCCTCTCTTTTATTTCTATCAGCAACTAATTTTTTAATTCTTTTCTCAACTGCAGGAGACCTTTTACCTTTGGGCTCTTCAGGCGCGACTGCAGCTTCTTCTTCAACTATATCATTGACCTCCTCCTGAGGGTCATCAGTTATTTCAATTTCAAATTCTTCAGGCTCTGCCTTTGCCTTCTTAATTTCGTCTTCAATTTCTTCAATTACTTTTTCATTACTCATGGTTGCGACCTCCAAGTCTACGCTAGATATGCGGAGATTTCAGCACCTTCAGGAATAATCGATGTTAATTCATCATCATTCAATAAAAGGAACTTAACTCCATTGATTACAATTTTCTGACCTGCATATTTTCCATACGTTACACGATCATTAACTTTCGGGCTCATTGTTTTCCAAGCCTCTCCTGTGTCACGATCTTTGTATGCTAAATCTCCCATGGCTGCAATCCTACCATGAGCAGTCAGATACTCTTCATTGTCTTTTGAAATAGGGGCGAGATATAAACCACCCTTTGTTTTCATGTTTACTTGATTTGGTTGAACTAGAACTTTCCAATTTAACGGCTTGGGTAATTCTTTTCTAGTAACCGAACTTTCTGATTCCTCGTCTTTCCAGACGGCAACCGATACATCATGTTGATGAGACATGTTTATTCATCCTCTTCGTTAAAGTTTTTTAATGTTTTATCGATAATGTCAGAGGATCTTTGCAAACCCTCTGCTACACCGACGTCTCGTTGGTATGCTTCGAAATCGCCTTCGCGACCTAAAAGCATTTTCTCAGCTATCTCTAGCCTCTCCTTCTCCAGATTGTCTTTTATCTTCTGAAGTAGATCTGTTATCGTCATCCTTTACCTTTCCAGACATGCTTATGCCTTTGACGAATACTTTGACGTCTTTAGTCATTTTAATAACCTTTCTTGCCGCCTTTTTTCTTTCCACCTTTTTTCTTCACGCTCTTTTTCCTTTTCTTTTTGTTGGGCTTCAGTAACTTCCCAAAGGATGCCCTATTCAACGCCATTGGGAATCTCGCTTAATGCTCCACTAACAACGACTGGTGTTGCTGCTAAAAATGTTTTTATTATATCTTTAAGAGCACCTCTTGGTTGCCCATCATTATACCATGTTTCTTGCTTTAGCAAAGTCTCTGGATCTACATTTTCTAAAAGAGGGTCAGTATTCTTATCAGGGATCATCCTAATTAAACTTTTCGCCCTGCCTAAGTGATCTAAAGCTCTATTAAAATGCCTCCCGTCATGCCCAACTACTTGTATTGTGCCATCAGCATCTTTTACATATGACAAGTAAGGCATCCCACGAGTCCTAGGTATAAAATATTCAATTTCTTCTACTTTTTTAAGGACTTCATCATTTACCATATCTCTACCAGTTCGGCTGCTAGTAAAGTGATCCATAGTCATTGCAAGATTTCTAAAATCTCCAGGATTCATTAAAGCAAGGTTTGAAGCTCCTTCTGCTGATTCCTTTATGGCAGAAAGTAATTGACCAGAGTCATAAAGATCAAATGCGTCTGGGTTTTCTATATCTAAATTTTTTAAAGTTTTTAAAAATGCTGGGCTTAATTCATTAACACTAAAATTTAATTTGCTGGCCAGAGACGAGATCCATCTAGACGCCACATCGCTAAGTTCAGAAATGATTTTACCTTTATAACTCATTATTCAACCTTTAGCTCTTGAATAGGTTTAATGGCTGCAGATTTTTTAGCAATAATATTTATTAATTCTTTTGCATATGGTGAAGCGAGCCTAACTCCAGGAGCCATCTCTAATGCAGCAAAAGCTAAGTCTGCGATTCCTGAAACATAATCGCCTTTCTTTAAAGATCTTGCACCTTCTTGTATTACTGCGGGCAAAGCTGCAGGTGTTAAATCTGCGAGGCCAACATTGTCTATTATACTATCAGCCCTCATATCGCCAATCAAAGTATTAACCGCACGCCTGTCTAATCCTAAATTAAAAAGCGCACCTCTGGCTTTATCTCTTAGTGTTTCTCCGCCATACATACTTGATTCGGGAATATTGCCTATAGACTCAGCCTTACCACCAGCCATTGCACCTTTTTCAATAGCGTCTGCCATTAAGTGCTGCCTCCTGATAATTCACGAGCTAAAATTCTGAGAGTCTCTACAAAGCCTTTGTCTAATTCTTTTGCGGCTTGGGCAAATTTCTTTGGGCTTACATCATCAGTGTCTAAACCTCTGCGCTTTAAAAAACTTTTTGCTGCTCTTATTTCAGCTTGTGCTACTTTTTTAATTGCTGTTTTTGCCATATCACCATGCCCTACAAGACCAGTATCTTGCTTTTGTTTTTGGTCCAGGAGTATCACAGTTA